CGTAACAGGTGCTGCATCTGTTGTTCACCGATATGCAGGCCGAGAGATTCAGCAGACTTCCGCCATTCTTTAGCGAGTAATTCGTGGTTATCAGGCAAAGGCCGCTGCTGTTTGCGGCTCTGTGTCCAGCTCTGCATTTCATCACTGCTGTTTTTTGCCTGTTTGTCACGAAGCGAACGCATCAGCGCCCGGCGTTCGTGCCGTTTCAGTGAGCGCATCCATTCGTTCACTTCAACGCCGTCAGGGAGCTGCGGCCACGGTGCTGGCCGTTCTTCCGGCTGTTCTGTCCCGTTGTTGTCCGTTTCCTGTACACGGGGACAGTTATTGCCACGAGTCCAAGGGGCGGCAGGGCCGCCCTGAAGGTCAAAACCATTTTCGCGGGCGCTGTCTTCCGTTTCCGGTTTACGTCTTACCAGTTTCCAGTTATCCGGATGCGTGCACACACGGGAGGATTCCCCGATGAGTGGTGACCAGATCCCGTAAATCTGTACGCTCTGTTCGCCGTAATCATTCAGCTCATCTGCGAGGTCGTAGGCGGTGCGAATCAGGTAGTCTTTGCGTGGAACAAGTACGCCGCCCTGTTTTTCAATGTAGTGGGCAAACCATCCGGCATCAGCGCCAGCGAGTACCGCATCCATTGCGTCATCTTTCAGTCGTTGCGGGCCTTCCGGGTTGCGTGCCATCTGGCTGGCAAGGCGGCGCAGTTCACGCCACACCTGACGGGAGGGGATGCCAAAGAACTGGAACTGGCGGACCCGGTGAAGGCGCGCCCAGCCGATGGCGCGCTCCACACTCTCGGCCATTGATTTTCCGGTTTCGTGGTCAACGCGTGGCTTGCCCGTTTTCGGGTCGATGCCATCCACGGCGCGGCTGTCCAGGTTCTTTCCGATGTAGGTCGCGATATAGCTGGTTGGTGTGCCTTTTGAGCCGTCGACATACTCCGCCTTAAAGCGCGGAGTAATATCATTGCCCAGCTCGTGGCGGTCTTCCTGAATGGCAATATCGCGGGTGATGGCCACGATGCTGTCGATTTCTTCCGGATGAGCAAAGACCATCATATGCCAGTGCACGGTGCCGTCATGGTGAGGCTCCACCGTGCGGATGCCATACCAGCGAAGACCGTCGCGGTTCAGTTTTTTGCGGACCGCCGCAAAAAACGTGTTAACCAGGTAATCGCTGGAGTCGCGCATGATGGCCCCGTTCCATTTGGGATTCGGATGACCGTTCTCTGTTGTGGCGTGGTATTTTGACGGGCAGGTGACAGTCAGAAACACCGCTTTGTCGCCACGGGCTTCGGCCAGAAGTTCCAGCCCCTTCATGGTGGCCATCATTTCTGCCTTACGGTGAACCGGGTTACTTACTCCCGCGTAATACACCGTCTCGAGATCAATCGTGAACCCGTCTTCGTTTTCCAGCATGAAACTTTTCAGGAAATCGCGTGTTTTCTCGCGCTGTGCGCGAAACTCGCTTAACGCGTCCTGGCTCAAATAGGGCGATGTTTTTCTGGAAACCAGACAGGCGGCGCGGAGTTGTTCTTCTCTCCACTCGCAACGTAACAGCCACAGTTTGCGTTTCCACCATTCCGCACAGGTCAGGCGAAGGATTGCGCCCGGCAGCAGTTCTGTGTCCGGTTCGTTCCTCCGGTCTTTGTCTGTTGTCAGTGCGTCATAATGCGGAGGCATGGCGTGCAAGTGTAACGCCATGCGGGCCAGCATCTGATACGCCTTCAGCGTTACATCCATGGTCAGCTCACCATCAGTCGCGCCAAAACCATCGCAGAGTTTTTCGAAGGTGCTGCTGAACATCGCCGCCGTCATGGTGGCCAGCGTCTGTATCTGGTGTTTGTTGAGTTGCGGCAGGTAAAGCAAATCGTCCAGGCGTTCACGTCCGGCAAGGGACCGATAACCCGGTGTCAGCCAACGGCTGTCGGTGCGGTCCAGACGTACGAATATTTTGCGCAGGGTTCCGCGCGCGTAGCGTTCAGCCTGCCAGCTCTTTTTGCCTTTCTGACGATCGGATTCCTGTTTTTTGCGCAGGAAAGAGAGGTGGCGGCTCAGAGGTTCACGCAGATAAACGGGAAGCACCTTCAGTGTGGCAAAAGCACGGGCCACCGGGTCTTGTTCTGTTGCCTGACGCTTGCTGATGATGCTTTGTGCCAGCTTTTCACGCTGTCCGGCTTCCTCAAGGGATGCCATGAGTTTTTTACCCACGGTGGATTGTGCGAAAAAGGCTTCCTCCTTCGCTTCCTGTTCTTTCCGGGCCTTTTTGTCCGCCTCAAGGTAGTAACGGATGGCGCGTTGCAGCTCGGTTTCAGTTTCCTGCCTGCGCTCCGTAAATCTGTCCGGATCAATGGCTGGCCGTGGTTCATTCCAGCTCCATGCAAACTCACTCATGGCTGGTATCCCGTCACGCGCTGCCACTCCTGCGAGAAGAGGGTGGAAAGGCGGTTAAATTCAGCGGTGTATTCACTCAGCGAGGCACACCCGCCAGCAGTGTGATGCGCCAGCATTGCCGCAAATACGGAGGTCGGGGAGTCGTAATACGCCAGCAGTGATTCGCCATGCGGTGTCAGGCAGCGCAACGCCAGCCCGTGTGGTGTTAAGTCCACGCGGTAGCAGTCGTCTACTGTGAAATAAAGGGTGTCTGCATTCTCCGGTTTTGTAGTGCGTGCTCTGTTGTCACGACTACGGATGTAGAGATCAAATAATCCCTGAAGAACGGGAGCCAGACGGGTGTCCTGTGTGCGCACCCATCTTGTGAAGTCATGAGCGTCAATCATGCTGCAATTCTCTCTACTAAGGATGTGCGAAGGCTTCCTGCCAAAAAACTCAGAAGCGGTCGGTTACAGGAATTGGCGTTCTACGAGTAGTTATTGCTGGCTTGAGGTTCATTTCTGTTTAATTCCGTGCATGCTGTAGAAGAAATCAAAAGTGCTATCTATGCTATCTATGCGTATCATGAGCTCACGCTGTATCGCTTCTGGTGTTTCTGGTTCACCTGGCGAGCCAACTCCCGCGAAGAAATCACCGATCTCGCTTTTAATAAGTGCCTTTAGCGTTGCTGAGGAATTCAGGTGTGTGCGGTGATGTTTGCGAGTGATTCTTCTCCTGCTCATTTGCGTGGATCCTGTACCTGTCGGATAAGATTCACCCGCGCCACATTAGTGGCGCAGAAGTAAGTACCGTCAGTGAGATAGATGTGGTGTGCATCCTTTTCTGAGCGGTGTTTGTCGATTGTGGTAATCAGGCGTTCGTCGACTTCGTATTCACGTCCTCTGGAAGTGAAACGAACGACAGGAAAATGCTTAATTGCCATTACACCTCCTGGGCGTGTGCGAATACCTCCGCGAATGCGGATTGTTTTTACATTTTCTTATTTAACCTAGGGTTTTTATTTGCGCTGTTATTCGCCAGTGAAAAAGCGGTCAATCTTTTTTACTGAACGAATAATTCGCATAATCCCAATGGCGCAGACCACCAAAATAATCAGAACAAGCCATGAGATAAATATACTCATGCAATATTCCCCAGCTTATACGGTTCAATATGCTCCCCGCATTCTGCGGCACAGATCAGCTCGGAAAGTTCGTTAAGTGCATCCAGATCATCAGCGTAAAAAGCCACGTCATACAGACTCCGGATTGCCCTGGTTAATGAGTCACGGGCTGCACGTTCAGCATGAGTACCTGATGCACTTAAGCGAAAATAAAAACGCTCAAGTGCTTTGTTTATGAGAGTCTTATATTCTTTGCCCATCGCAACGCCCTTTAATCTGCTTTCTGAATTTCAGCTTCTGAATCCATGCAGATAATTTCGATATAGGGTTCATCGCCATTAACCTGACGAGCTTTTTCAGCTTCGTTAATTATTTCGCGAACGGTCTGGTACGGAAGTTCTACTGTCAGGCGCGTACCGTTCAGATAAACGTAGGTAGCTGCATTTTTTTCAGATGGAACTACTCCGTCAATAGCTGATGCGCGTAATAACAGTTCACCGCGAAAATCAATAAAGCGGATAAATACACCTTGTGCATGGTCTTTAGTCATAAAGCACCTGTTATAAATCAGCCTGTTTAATAAAACTTTGCCCGCGAAGCAAACGATCGACTGTGCGCAGTGCTTCGTACAATGTAAAATCCTGCCCGAACTGATTATCGCCGTTGCTTAATGCAAAAATGCGGTTTCCGGTAAACGGATTGCGTGAGCATCTGTGAACCACTATTCCAGCTTTCTCAATCAGCCAGGTGTGTTCGCCGATTTGTTTTACAGCGTGCCCATCTGGTGTTGCGTGCGTCTCGTTCAGGTTATAGCGATTGTTACTACGTGATGCACTGGTAGCGACGTGGTGTATATGGCGTTCTACGCCATTACGAAATTTGGAGTATGGATTATTAGCGTGTTTTTTCATGATGATGCTCTGTTCATTGTTTTAGCTGTTAGCCAAAGCGTCTTTTAACATCGCCACAAGGTTTACTTCAGGCTTTTCCATTTTGGCACGTTTGGGGCGGATAATAATTCGACCGTCAGCCAACATCTTTTTGCATGTATTAAGAGGGATACCTGTTATCTCTGCATATTTCTGCAGGGATACATAGGGGGCATTCACATTGATATTGATGGTTATACCTGACATCCCACTAGCCTCCTGATCAGGAAGATTTGTTTTGTTCTTTCTGGGTTAGCTCTAGGCCGCGAAGGAAGATCATGCGCGCCATGTTAGAGGATGAGCGTTGTTCTTTAGCTGCCATTTCATCAATGACGGCTCGCTCTTCGAGGGACAGCCGAAGTGCCAGTCTTGGACCTGTGGCGGTGTTACGCGGAATGCGTGATCTGGTATCGTGAAGAACTTGTTTCATAGTGGTATATTGTGATCATCTAATAGCTCGTGAAATCATTTTGGTATCAAAAAAGATACCTGTCAAGGTTTTTGTATGAAAAATGATATTGGTCAGCGGTTGCGTGAGGAAAGGGAAAGATTGGGGCTTAGTCAAGTTGCTATGAGCGAAATTGGTGGAGTCAAAAAGCTAACTCAGCTTAGATATGAGAAAGGAGATAGCTTTCCTGATGCTGCGTATTTGGCAGCGCTGTCTCGTTTTGGCCTTGATGTTCAGTATGTTGTGTTGGGAATTCACTCACCTGAAACTTATAACGATGATGAGCAGGAGTTGATTACTCGCTTTCGAGCAGCTTCGTTAGATGTAAAAAACGCGGTGATCGGGGCTTTAAAAAGTGCGGGCAGTGAAAAGGAAACTCAGCCATCAGGGCGTGAGTTAAATATTTCTGGTGGTAATAACCGTATCGCTGGTCGTGACTATAACGAAACTAAGGGTAGGTGATAGTAGGGAGGTGACATGGCCGTCAACTCAAACGGTTCAAACAATCGCGTTGCTGGGCGTGATTTTCACGAAAAGAATATTCAGATAGAGCGATATGATGGTTCTCATACCGTCAATATCGCAATCCCTTCGAATAATGATGATGACGCTCGCCCTTTGCTTAAGGCACAGCGTAAGGAGCTAAATAGCTTGGTTGCTGCTATTGCAGAAGCTAGCAATACTGAAGCGTTTATTATTTGGCAAAAAGTACATGCGGAGATTGGTGTAGCTGGTATTGATGATATGACAATAAATCAATATAAAACAGCGGAGAGTTTTCTGCATGCAATGCTTGAGCGATGTAAAGATCATGATGCCTGTAAGACTCTTGTAAGTTTATTACTACGTAACAGTGAAGACTGTGGACTTCGACAAAAACTTCTGCGGTATTGCCATATCAATTTCGGTACAGGACGTTTAAACGATCTTACTCGTTCTCAGTTACAGTCTGCATTGTCGTGGTTAGAGCAACAATCGGTATCAAGCCACACAGAGAATTCGACCTTACCAGAAGTCCGCCTTCGTGCTTCAGAATTAATCCGATTTTATCCAAAAGAAATAATATTCTTTATCTGCGTAGGGGTTTTGGTAGGCGGAGCCATTTCTAGGATGTTTTTTAATTTGTAATCTTACTTGAGCTAAATTGAGGCAATGACATGAAAGTAAAAAAGGTTCAACTATTAGTTGCTTTTTTATCTATGTTTTCTTTTTCCGCCGTCGCAATGCCTTTTAAAACTATTGAACGTGAGAGTTTCAATGGAGTATGGCCATTTAATACAGATGAGGTTCAATTGCAGTGTCTTGATGGTAATCCTTATGTGATGAATTTTGACGATAATAAGTTATATGCGCTTACAGGTTTGGCTCGAATAAAAGGTAAAACATTTGGTGCGTTACCGTTAGATAACAATAATCCATTTTGGCTAGATAATGATGCCGCCCCTGGGTTAAAAAAGAATCTGGGGGACGTCACTAAGGCTGCATTTGATTTATGTGATAAGTAACAAAAATGTCGGTTCGTAAGATTCCATCAGGTAAATGGCTTTGCGAATGTTATCCCTACGGAGCATCGGGAAAACGCATTCGTAAACAGTTTGCGACAAAAAGTGAGGCGCTCTCTTATGAGCGCCGTTTAATGAATAGTAGAGTTGGAGACGAGTTTCAAGATGGTTCTGGTCCTCGTCTTTCTGAGTTGATTGCTCGTTGGTTTGAGATGTACGGCAAAACCTTGTCCTCTGGTGCAGAGCGCAAAGTCAAACTTGAGGCGATTTGTTCTAGGCTGGGAGATCCATTTGCTTCTCAGTTTGACAAAAATATGTTTGCTACTTATCGGGAAAGAAGGCTATCAGGAGAATGGAATCCCAAGGGGAAGAAAAAACTTAGTGAAGCAACCGTTAATCGCGAGCAGTCATATCTACATGCTGTTTTTGCCGAACTGAAGCGCCTTGGGGAGTGGTCTGGTGAAAACCCCCTGACTGGAATTCGCAAGTTTCGTGAGGAAGAAAAGGAGCTGGCGTTTCTGTATGTAGATGAGATTGAACGCCTTTTGATTGCGTGTGATGAGTCACGGAATAAAGATTTGGGGGTTGTTGTCCGTATTGGGCTTGCGACTGGTGCTCGGTGGAGTGAAGCAGAAGGATTAAAGCAATCTCAAGTACTGCCCGGTCGAATCACATTTGTTAAAACTAAAGGAAAGAAGAACCGCACTGTACCGATTTCACCTCAATTGCAGGCTATGCTTCCTAAAAAACGAGGAGCGCTATTTTCACCATGTTATGAGGCTTTTGACGCTGCAATTAAGAGAGCGAAGATAGAGCTCCCTGATGGGCAATTAACTCATGTGCTACGTCACACGTTTGCTAGTCATTTTATGATGCGGGGCGGAAATATTCTTGTGTTGCAAAAAATACTGGGGCATAGCGATATAAAAATGACTATGCGTTATGCGCATTTTGCTCCGGGTCATTTAGAGGCTGCTGTTGAATTAAACCCTTTTGACAATAGAGGGTAAAAAGTGGCGATAAAAAGTGACAATAGATTCAAATGGCGTCGTATAGAGCTATTTGCAAAGTTAATAAAATCATAAGATTATGATTTATAAATGGTGGTTGATAGTTTTTAAAATCCCTCGGCGTTCGCGCTGTGCGGGTTCAAGTCCCGCTCCGGGTACCATGGGAAAGATAAGAATAAAATCAAAGCAATAAGCAGTGTCGTGAAACCACCTTCGGGTGGTTTTTTTGTGCCTGCAACTTGTCGTTACACCCTCCTTAATTTTTAATCACCGGCAAAGCCACTCAAAAAGTATCTCTGATACGGACCGGCATGTAAGATAGGTGCTGGCGAGTTGAGATCCACAAGGAAAAGCGTATGAAAACGGGACCGTTAAACGAAAGTGAGTTGGAATGGCTGGACGATATTCTGACCAAATACAACACTGACCACGCCATCCTTGATGTGGCGGAGCTGGACGGTTTATTGACGGCGGTGTTGAGTTCTCCGCAAGAGATTGAACCGGAACAGTGGCTGGTTGCCGTGTGGGGTGGGGCTGACTATGTGCCGCGCTGGGCGTCAGAGAAAGAGATGACGCGCTTTATGAATCTGGCTTTTCAACATATGGCCGATACCGCAGAGCGTCTGAACGAATTCCCGGAGCAGTTTGAGCCGTTATTCGGCTTGCGAGAAGTCGATGGCAGCGAGCTGACGATTGTTGAGGAGTGGTGCTTTGGCTATATGCGGGGCGTGGCACTTTCTGACTGGTCAACGTTGCCCGATTCGTTAAAACCAGCGCTGGAGGCGATTGCGCTGCACGGTACTGAGGAAAACTTCGAGCGGGTAGAAAAGATGTCGCCAGAAGCGTTTGAAGAGAGCGTAGATGCCATTCGACTGGCGGCGCTTGATTTACATGCATACTGGATGGCGCATCCGCAGGAAAAAGCTGTTCAGCAACCGATCAAAGCAGAAGAGAAACCGGGGCGTAACGATCCTTGCCCGTGCGGTAGTGGTAAGAAATTTAAGCAGTGCTGCCTGCATTAAGAGGCCAAATTGGGTGTCAGCGTTAATTCTGGCACCCAATAAGGAATTTGAGGCTATCTGATCACCCCACTTCTGGTAACAACCCTGCCGCAATCAAAAATTGCACGCCAATCACAGCAATACCACAGAGAAACACCACCACCAGCGCCGGACGACCACCTTTCACCCGGTAACCCGCCTGAGGATTGTGCTTTCTGCTTTGCCAGGTCAACAGCGAAGGGATAATCAATGCCAGTACCGCCAGCGCCACACCGGCGTAACCCAGCGCCATCACAAATCCTCGTGGATAAAACAGTGCAAACGCCAACGGCGGCAGAAACGTAATTGCACCAGTTTGCAACCGTCCACCAACGGTATTTGAACGCTGAAATAAATCAGCCAGATAATCAAATAAGCCTAACGCAACGCCGAGAAATGACGTGGCGAGGGCTAAATCAGCAAATAAATGCACTGCCAGCTCAACATGCGGAGAGGCCACCATTTCGCGTAACGCCTGTAACAGCCCGTTTAATCCAGCATGATTAGCCAGCAATCCCATAAAGGTTGTTGAATCAATGCTGCCAAGCGTCGCCACCTGCCAGAAAATATATGCCACCAGGGGGATCGCACTACCGATTATAAACACCCAGCGTAGCTTACGAATGTTGCCATCCATATAGCTGACAATACTCGGCACGCTACCGTGAAAACCAAACGACGTAAAAATCACCGGGATTGCAGACAGAGCCAGCCCCTGTTGCAACGGCAGGGTTAAAAGATTCACTTTGTGAATATGCGGCAGCAGTAGTACCAGCATTACCACCAGAAAAATAATCTTGGCGCTGAACAGAAAACGGTTAAATAAATCGACCAGTGAAGTTCCGACACAAACCACGCCACCGGCAACAAAAGTGAACAACAGCACGCCAGCGGTTGCCGACATAGAAATACCTGTCCAGTCGCTGATGCTGGAGGCCAACAATTCACCGGCACCGCTGATGTATGCCGCAGTCAGAGCATACATTAAGAACATCATACTGAAGCCCGTCAGCCATTGACCGTAGCGTCCCAGATAGCGTTTTGCCAGCGTGCCCAGACCGGTATCTGCCGGAACATGCTGGTACACCTCCAGCAGTAATAGCGCCGTGTAGCACATCAACGCCCAAAGCCCAATCAACAAGATTAACGTGACGCTAAAACCAACACCTGCCGCAGCCAGCGGCATTGCCAGCATGCCTGCGCCAATTGTGGTTCCCGCCACGATAAAAACACTTCCCAGAGTTCTGTTTTTCACGCTTTCTTCTGTCCTGACGATCTTTATGAGTGATATCTGCGGCGCAGGTTAAGGCATAACGGCTGCTTCGTCAAACCGACGTTACATATGGTGTAAATATAAATGTACAATAAAATGCGTTCAGTCCTGCGCTGGCGCAAAGTCTTGGTAAGCGGCAATCGCTACGCTAGCCTTTTTTCGAGGAGGAACGATGGACTCTATTCACGGTCATGAAGTGTTAAATATGATGATTGAATCAGGTGAGCAATATACGCATGCCAGTCTGGAAGCT